ATCAGCACTGCAGGGGCGTTCGTCAGAAAGGCAGTTACTAATAAGGAAGATCTTCCGGCAGACATCCAAAGGATGATCAACGCCGGGGCTGATGAGCTTGAAGTCCTTAACTATATGGTCAAGACCCAGCGTGCCTGGAGCGACTCGCCAGAGGCGAACCTGGTGTTCAGCCTTCTAACAGATCCCCTTACATACAGCCCTGCCGTATTAGGCAAGGTCGGAATGCTAAAGCCTGCCGTTGGAATTGCAGGTGGTATCACTAGCGGCGTTGTCGGTGGGGCGGTCGGTGGCGCTATGGGCCTGGGCCCAATCGGCGCAGTCGGTGGTGGAATCGTCGGAGGAGTTGCGGCAGCAAGAAAGGCCGGGCAGTTTGCCGGCAAGGCTCTCGAGCGATCAGGGCAGCTAGAAAGAGTTTCCCAGAGAGCTGTCCTGGCTGGGAAGGAAATCCTGGAATCCGACGTTGCTGCGTTCGGAGGAGAGCTTACTAACGCAGAGAAGATTGCTATTGGTCTAAGCAAGCCAAGAGGAATGGACTTAAGTCAAAGGCTCTCAATTGGCAGGCAGGCGTCTGAGTCTATTGCTAAAGCTGAGGCTATCCTAAGTAAAGCCAAGAATCCTGTAACTATTGAAAAGCAGCGCGGCATCATTGCCAATGCTAAAGAGACTATGGCCATGGCAAACGCAATCGATGATGGGATTATCTACGGAGTTTACAATGCGCTAAAGGACATTACTGAGTCTGCCTCTGGCCCTATGAAGTACATGGCCGCTGCGCTTACTGTGCCCGCACAAATGCTCATGCAGAGGGAGATGGGAGGCATGAGACTAAACGAACGTGTTGCCAGGTACGGGTCTGGCATCTTTGGTGGAGAAATTGCACCTGCGTTTAACGAGCTAGTTGGTAGAGGCGTTGCCAACTTTGGCATCATCGGTATGCAGAACGTGTTCCTTGGTAAGAACACCTATCGCGCATCAAACGTTGCAGAGCGCATTGCCAAATCATACTTCGACGCCAAGGCAGACCTGCGAACTTTGTCCGGAGCTGGATCAGAAGTAAGATTCACGCCTCAGGAAATCATTGAGCAGATGCGCACAAACGTTGCAGCTGCTGCCAGGGTAAGCTCTGATACAGGCATCGTTGGTATGTTCGATGCTACAAACCTTGACGAGCTTACTAAGAGAATCGAGTTCCTTAGCAACGTCGACCAGCAGGCGGCTGCCCTTACCCCAGGTCGAGGAACCATCCCACAGATTAAGGCTCTTGCCAACTACATTGAGAGCGAGATGAACATCGGTGACATCCAGGCCATTAGAAGAGCTAACCCAGACTCACCGGCAGGTAACCTGTTTGAGAAGACATTCGCATCGCAGATTAGAGAGTCCGGCGTAGAGTCGTTCCACCAGGCAGGTGTAGACCAGATCAAAACGCAAATGACTAAGCTTACGTTTGAGGTTCGAAACAAGCAGGTAGCTATGGACATGTTCGAGCAGCATGCAAAATCAGCTACTATTGCGCTTGGTAAGAAGTGGGAAGAAGTTAGACAATCTTGGAAGGATGCCTTTGAAGAGAGGTTTAGCAAGTTCTACGATGAGAGAGGGTTGCCGCTAAGCGAGGACGCTATTACCTCAGCAGCTGAGGAGATGCTGTTCATTCAGTCTATTGGGTACTCAGGAGCTAGCGAAGTCACCGGCACTGTTAACAGGTTGTTTGATAGGGTAAGGGCCTCTGACCCTACCCTAATTGCAGAGATCGGAAAGGAGTCATTTGAGAAGCTGCAGGAAATCTTTGGAGAAATTGGGGGGAAGGTAAACGTCGTATCCAAGTACCATCTATTCTATGACACCTCCACCGCCCTAAGAGATGCCTACCTTGTTATCCAGCGCGCTACACCTGGAGTAACCTCAAGGTACAACTCTGAGGACGCAAAGCTTGTAACAGTGGGCCTGGAGAGCAACGTCAGCTCCACTGTTGCCAGAAGAGCAGGCTCCTCCGGTAGCGTAGAGAGCGTTGTGAGGGGACTTCGAGCTATAGCTAATAACCGCAATACGCCAGCAGGGTACAAGAAGATTACCAAGAAGCTCATTGCTGTATTTGAAAAGTCAAGAAACCTCGACGAGGCACGATCAGCCTGGGCCAAGATTGCCGCGGAAGAGCTTGACGACGTCCGGGCTTTCGGCAGCACCAAGAACCATAACGAAATCTTTGGATTCCTGGACGAGGCAATCGAGCAAGGTCTGGCCTCAAGGAAGCTATCCCCTTACCAGACCTCACGACTTTCATCTGCATTGCGCATGGTTGGTTACGATGCAAGCTTCATTGATGGACTAACCAACGGGGCATATAGAGTGTCGCTAGCCCCAAGCAACAATATGATCTACAAGCCTACCTACCTTGAGTCTTCAGCCGGTCAGGCCGGGGGCAGAGCGAGTATGTTCTCAAACAAGATCGTTCCGTTTGTAGACAACACAAGCGAAAGCGTCATCAAGGTATCCAAGAGAATGGTTCCAGAGCCAGAATACAAGTCTACATTCCTTCAGGAGTTTGGCACTAAGATGTTTAGCGATATCCCACAGAAGTACGTTACAGCGTCTATCAGAAGACGGATGGCTTCGTACCTCGCCAGGGGTGGCCTTGGGGAAAACGCAGTGGAGTCTGTGCTAGATGAGCTGGTCATGAGGGGTATCGGACAAGGAGTGTCTGCAAGGGGCCTTGCCTCTACAGAGCACTACACAGCCTTCAAGGAGGCAATTGACAGGGTGGGTGGCCCAGGCGCCTACGAGGCATTCCTCCAAAGCTACATGAAAAACACCATTGACGGAGCGACTAGGTTTAATCCGACAGCAGCAGTGATGTACTCTTTCCGTGGAGATAAAAACGTAATAGGAGCAACTCAGTACGCCACCGGCGGTGCAAAGATGTGGGCACCATGGATCACAAAGTTTACAGACGACATCTACCCAACTCTTAAGTTCAAGGCCAACCCTATCTACTTCCTGCAAGAGTGGCTTGAAAGCCCAACCCTGAACACAGCTCGTGGAGTAGATGTTAACACACTCTCAAGCATTAGCAGGGACGGATCTATTTCTACAGTCAACGCTGGTCAGCTACGCAACCTTAGCGACGTTGGACCAGAGACTCAGAACTATCTTGACAACGTGAACTTCCTTGCCGTATTTAGAACCGACGCCATTGCCCAGGCCGGTACTGGCCGGTACGACGACGTTGTGGCGGCGACTGGACTTTGGCAGAACATCAAGAGCGGCAGATCTCTTGGCAAGCTGGCTCAGAAGAAGGAAATTTATAGGGACGCCCTGGCCCTGGACATTACGGCTAAGACGTTCTCAGACACACTTCGTCAGAAAGACTTTAACACCTGGACCGCACTGTCTGTCCACTACGGAACAACAGATGCGCGAACAATCTTTACAAACTACGTTAACTATAGACTCAGATTGTCGGACACCAAGAGAGTGCTTTCTGATATCGAAGCCTCACGGCCAGCTGGCATTGGGTTCAACCGGATCCCTGACGCTGACGGCAACATTCGCTTTGCAGCCAAGGTAGAGTTGTTCACTGGCAATAGCAAGCTGCCTGAGGAGTTGGCTTCTCAGTTCGGTGGCAAGAACCTTGGGCCTGAGCAGTTGCTTGAGGAATATCTTAACAACCCGCACCTCTGGAGGGCAGAGCTGGATAAGCACATGATCTCACTGCAGGACGCAGGATATGACATGACAGAGATTCTGCCTTTGGCTGAGACGCTGCGCAAGAGGATAATGAACCTAGAGAGCAAATTCAAAGAGGCTAATTATGTTCCAGAATATATTCGATCAACCCCTCAAACAGCTGGTGTGGTCGCAGCATCAGAGAAATTAGCCGAGGCAATGAACAGGCTTGACGGGCAAAGCATTGAGCTGCTCCACAAGCAGTCTGCTCTCAGGACCCTGGCCAGCGCATCCGGAATGATCAACCCTGACGCCATGACGGACCTTGGCGACCTTGTAGTTCAGACCCTTCTGGTGGGCAAGGGGTTCTCTATCGAAGCGCAGAACGTTATCGACGCTGTGAACAGATCAATCGATGCGGCCAAGAGCGCTGAGATCAGCATGGTATCAGAGGGCCGTAAGTTCTCGGAGGCAGTAAGCAGCGCCATGCGTTCAGAGATTGCAGCAGACCCAAGCCTCATCAGTGTGTTCCAGGATAGCAGCCTGGCAATCATCACTACTCGCAGCGCAGAAGAGACCGTATACAACGCGTTCCAATACGCGTACACCAAGGCTCTTGAGCAGGCGAACAAGACAACGTACTACGCATCTCAGCGCTCGTTCTTCGAGCGGACCATCAACCACCCAATGCTTGCCTTCTACCCATACAGCTACATGTTTAAGAAGATCCTACCGGAGATGGTAGAGCTTCTGTTCAAGGGCGGGTTTGGAGTCAAGGCTCCAGGCGCTGGGTACTCTGCGTATATGAACGTAAGAGATTATGTAGAGACACAACTTGAAGAAGACCCATCATTCCGCCGGGCGCTGGAGAGCAAGGCCGAGCTTATGTACATGGCTACCATGCTATTCCCCGGCGTGCCCTGGGACCTTTCGATTGTTCCTCCGGTATGGGCAAGAAACCTATACAAGCGATTTGCTACAGACACGGACATTACCCTGGAGAACATCCTGATCGACGATACTCTCAGCAGGTTCTCCGACTTTGGCCCATTCACCACGATCCCTATGGCGATCAAGGGTGCCGGCCAAGCATTTAAAGATGATAGTTTGAAGCCTACCAGACGAGCTACGTCTGCGTTCCCTTCAAGCTTGGATTAAACAGGAGGTTAAAGTGACGGACGAAGTCGTGTTGAACGACCAGGCACAGTCGCAGGTAGAGCCTGCCACTGACCAGGACAACGACATCACCACTTGGAAGAAGCGTTTGGCTGGCAAGGACCAGGCTCTTACGGCTACCAAGAAGCAGCTGGATGAGATCAAGGCTGAATACGAAAAGGTTCAGGCTTGGAAGCTCCAGATGGAAGAGGCAAGCCTCACAGAGTTTGAACGTGCACAGAGGCGAATCGCCACTTTGGAACAAGAACTTAAGGCTACTCGGGAGTCCGAGCAGCGTGAGATTCTGGCCAAGGAGTACCCAACCTATGTTCAGTTTGCCGATGCTACTAAGGACCTCTCCGTTGAGGAGAGAGCCAAGCAGTTTGAGGCTTTGCTGAAGACAGGTGGGGTTCCTCGACAGGACTTCACAGATCCAAACAAGCCAGCTAGGGCACAGGCCACGGCTGGGAAGAATCGTTCAACCACAGAGATTGTTAAGGACATCGCTGCTCTTGGCAATCCCTGGGGTGAGTAATAAAGGAGTAATCAATGGCTAACCAGACACGTGCCTTGCTTGATACTAACTCAAGCAATGCATATAGCGCGCTCATTACGGAGCTCGTTTCTCAGCAGGCTCAGGAGAACCTGCGCAACCGACTGGTCCACGCAATGCCGGGTAACTACACGGCAGGGCGTTTCCAGAAGGGAAGCAACGAGATCCGCTACGCTCGTTACCCAGATCTCACGCCGCTCGGCGTTGGCGACACACTTGGCGAAGGGCTTGCCCCAGCTGAGTACGACCTGACGATCACGACTGAGTCTTTCGTGCCTAAGCAGTACGGTAAGGTCCTAAAGATCACCGACCTCGCTCAGCTCGACAGCCCTCATGACCTGATCTCGATTGCGTCCGAGCGTCTCGCTCGTGCTGCAACGGAGTCGATGGACAACATCATTCGTGACGTGGTAGCCCAGGGCACCAACGTTATGTATGGTGGTGACGCTACTACCCGACTTTCACTCGGCGGCAACGCCAACAGCGACGTCATGACTGGTCTAACGATCAAGAGGGCTGTTGCAAAGCTCAAGGCAGCAAACGTTCCAACGTTCGCTGACGGATTCTATCGCGCAATCATCCATCCTGCGGTCGAGTTCGACCTATTGACGGATACCAGCACGAACGGATTCCTCGAGGCCACGAAGTACACCAAGTCGCTCGACCTCCTCAACGGAGAAATCGGCGCGTACGCTGGTGTTCGCTTCCTCGTTTCGCCAAACGCAAAGGTCTTCACCGGCGCAGGCGCAAGCTCGACGGACGTCTACTCGACGTTCCTGTTCGGGCCTGACGCCTACATCGTCGGAGACAGCCAGACGCTCCAGAGCTACTTCGTGGCTCCGGGCGGCGATCACAGCGATCCGATTTCGCAGATCGCAACGCTTGGCTTCAAGATGCGCTTCGGCGCCATCCTCCGCGGTGAGGGCACCACTGGTGAGTTCGACGGTAGCAATACCTCGACCGGCCAGCCACGCTACCTCCGCATCGAGTCGACGGCTACGACGCTCTAATCGTAACTAGGGAGTGGGGGTCGGGCTTCGGCCCGGCCCCCGCAACCACAAGGAGACCTTATGCCTATTACGCTATCAGCACTCAGGACTATAGTACGGCGAGACCTGCGTGACTCTGGTGCCACTAAGACATGGAGTGACGACGAAGTTAACGACATGATCAAATGGGGTACGCAAGAGGTCTCACGCATTCGCCCAGTGGAGACATACGATGAAGTTGCTTATACCGCTCCTGCCGTTGGAGCTTTCTTTACTATTAACACACTTACTCTCGAGACCGTATATCGCGTGGATGTGTACATTAATGGTAAATACGGTGGAGAAGTTCCGTTCGCTCAAGATGCCAAGGCTAATGGTGGATGGGACTTTGTCAATGGAAAGCTGCACCTGCCACCTTATTACGTACTGCGTGATGGATCTACACTGCGGGTGTTTGGCTACAAGCACTACACACAGCCGACGATTGACTCGTCCTCTATCGAGCTCGACGACGATGGTATTAACGCCGTGCGTGCCTGGGTCCAGAAGGAAGCCATGTTCATGCTGATCTCGGACCGTGTCCGGTTCCAGCAATGGCAGGTTGCCTCTGGCGCATCAGACACAAACAGCATCCAGTTGGCCCAGCTTTACAACGCGGCAGACCGACGTTGGACCAGCATTTCTAAGGCGGTTCGCCGGGTTAGGAAGACACCCTAATGGATCTCAGCGCAGCAGTAACCATCCAGCGTCCAGGGGCAGCCCCCCTGGACATCAACAGTTTGAGGGACCCAGACTCTATCGGCTCTGCTCCTGCGTCTGGCTACCTCATTGAGCAGGTAGACTTCTCATCGGTACCAATCACGGCGTTCACTGAGGACACGCCACTGGTCGACGG